TGGATTTCCACGTCCAGGCGATATGCCTTCTCATTATTCCGAATGAGGCGGTTTTATTTCCTCGCGTTGAGATTCATGACCTATGGGTCTAATCCTCCCTCTGCGTGATCTAATATTTTTAATATTGAAGTCGCAACACCAAACTTGACCAGTTTGGTGAGAGAGACCCCGTAAAGGATAGGTAAATTGTATCTTACCTTATGCAGGTCATTTAATTTAATAAATAAAACCATGATAAGAATAAATAATACAATTAAACCTACACTTTCAAAGAGACTTGACTCTATAGGATATATCCGTAAGGATATGTTCCTATCTTGAATCCGTCTTATTGTGTGGTCTTTACAACTCCCGAAAACGCCTTACATGTCGTTTGCTACGAGACTCTTAAAGCTCTGAAATGTAAATGGACCTACTTTCGTAGTCCAATACACTAAAGAGTGTACGAGAATCGTGCAAGCTTTTGTAAGCGGTAATCCAGTTCTGAAAACAGAACTTCCGATTACTATTAAAGGAGGGCTACCCGGTATTATTCCAGGATCTATCCGTTCTCTTGTTAGAGATGGAGACCTGTCTAGTACTCGAGCAGTCCTTTCAGTTTTCGCTGTATACCGTATCATAAAGATACCTGGTAAGCTTAAGTTATCGACCATAACTGATCCTTTTAAAGGACAGTCTATGACTTTACCTAAGTTCGAAGTGCGTTTAGCTCTTAGACAACTGTTACCATATTTTAAGGTAACACTTAAACCTATAAAGCTATTACACCTCGGTGCAGCTGGTCCGAATCATTCCGTTTCTATGCTTGGTATCTGGAAAGATATCTGAGCATGAAAGGATTCTCCTTTACGTCGAGATCTATACGACTATTGTCGTATGGTCCCCGGAGGGATTGAATTCCTTTCCTTACTTGCCAAAGAGTTAGATTTCTTATCTACCGGTAGTTATACTGGTGAAAAGGATCTTATCTTAGGTAAATTAAGTGAAAAGGAAGAAGCGGCAGGTAAGGTGAGAGTTTTCGCTATTACGGATTCTATTACACAATCTGTGTTTAGACCGTTATCTGACAGGATCTTCAAGATCTTAGATACACTTCCTATGGATGGTACCTTTGATCAAGACAGACCCGTTAGATATTTAAAGGATCTATTTCGGAAAGATCTTTTAAATAACGAAACTCTTTACTCTTACGACCTAAGTGCAGCAACAGATCGTCTTCCAATTTCTTTACAACATCAGATTTTAAGTCTGATGATTGGTAGAGAAGCGGCTACTAGTTGGGTTAATATCCTAACTAATAGAGATTGATTTCATAAAGAAATTCCTCTTAGATATTCTGTTGGTCAACCTATGGG